ACCGAGAACGGCAACCGTTGCGGCTCGGCGCAGTTCGGCATCAGCGACCGCGCCACCGTCGAGTCGATCATCGCCAACGACGGCACGAGCGAACGGCTACGACGCCGGCTGCTGCGCGAGGGGCAGGGCAACGGACTACCGAGCGGCACGCTGGGTGGGGGGCCGCTGTAAGGATGAAGTTTTTTCTCGTCTTGATGGTGCTGGGGTGGGGTTTGTTCGCTCCCGTGTTAAGTAGCGCTCAGACTCCAACCAATACCTATGTGCCGACCATCACTCCGATTGCTACTCCGACCTCTCATTCTCAGGCAGTACTTGCGCTCGAACGAAACGACGGGAAAGTTACTAAGATCAACGCTACTGACCAGGCGGGAGAAGGTGATTTTATTGCATCTGGAGTTGGAACGCCCAACGATATCCTGCAACTGCCGGGGTACAATATCCTCGTTGTCGAAAACTCGACGGTCTTGAGCGAGTGGACAACGAGTGGCGCACATGTGCGCGACTGGGGCTGTAGCAGCGGGGGGCCGTCTTTTGGTGCGATTGTGAACCCGTACACGGGAAACACGCTGGTGATGGTTGGACCGTCCGATCTGATCCGCGAATGCGACTCGGGTACGGGTGCTGAAGTGACGGCGACATGGATGGACCTTGCGGCGACATGTGACAACCCCAACGGGGCGGTGATCGGCAACGATGGGCATCTGTACGTCAACTGCCCTGGCAATGATGTTGTGATCAGCATCCACGTCACTGATAAGCGAGTGATAAGCGGTACGTTTATGCAGGACGCGACTCACCTAACCAACGCAACGCACCTAATGATCGGCACTTCTGCATTCTTCACGTCAGAAGCATTAACAACGATCGAGCAGTTCGATTCGGATGGGGCATGGGTCAAGACGCTAACTACCGCTCCATCTAGCCCTCGCGGATTGGGGTTGAGCAACGATAGTACCGTGGTTGTCGCGGACTTCTCAGGCACTAATTTCCTAAAGGAATACAATGAATCGACGGGGGCGGAGATAGACGCAACATGGGGGCCATCGCTTGAAGGACCATACAACTGGAGTTATGCTATTGTTTCTGACACGCCTACTCCTACCCCGGTCCCGGTAGGGGATATTATCTGGTTTGAGTAGGGGAGACTACTTTGTTGGCTCAATCGCAGAAAGTCGCTGGTGAAGTTCCTTCAGCGCAGCGCGGATCTTGGCGAACTCTTCGTTCGATGCTTCGCGCAGGCGCTCGTCCTTCGCCGCAGCGGGCGGGGGAGGGGGTTTGGTGCCAACGTACCACTGGATGCCACAACCGGGCAGGAGGATTGAGAGAAGGACTAGGCGAGCGATCATATGCAATCTCCTGTAATCAGATGACGAGGAGCCGTGTCGATGGCAGAGGCGTCTGTGGTAATGATGCGCTCTGGGGTCCAGGTAAGGCATCCTGCGCGGCCCGACTTGCGAACTTCCCCAGCTCGGTGCTCCAGCATGTCGTATCCATCCTCGATCAACCATTCCCGCACTCTGCTTACCCTAGTACGTGCGCTGATGTATCGAGGGTTTTCCGCCTTACGGCGTTTCGAGTTGGCAAGCCCTCCCAACCGAGCGTTACGCCGATTGGCTTCAGTCTTCTTGGTGGACTTGATTCGCCCAAGCTCGCGAGCGCGGCAACAAGGGCAAACCAGTTCGGTATCCGTATGCTCTCTACAGTAAGTCATGCCGCTCACAGTAGCAAGCGTGATGGGGCTGGTCAAGCAGAAAGGGGGGGGGGTGGCAGATAAAGAGCTGAAAACTGAGCCAGTGGTGGAGCCGAAAGGGCCGAAGACTCGCAAGGGGGAACCTTGTGAGTGCTGGATAGATGTGGAGTCAGGGGAGAAGTGCGGAAAGACATATTGCGAAGACCACTGTGGGGCAAAGGTGCGAAGGCATGAGGCGTGGTGCAAGAAGATGCCCGCGAAGGGGAGTGTAAACGGAAGATGTGCAAGGCACGGGGGGAAGCGTGCTCGCGGGCCGGAATGGCCGGGATGGCGGCATGGATATCGAACTCGATACGAGAACCTCCCAGACCGGCTTACGGAGCTATACTCGAAGGGAGTAGAAGACCCGAAGCTGATCGAGTTGCGCGATGAGATTGCCGTAGTGGATGCGCGAGTGAACGACATGATGAGCCGGGTAGACTCCGGGGAGAGCGGCGATCTGTGGCGAGTGCTGAAACTGCTATGGGTTGATATGGAAGCGGCGAGAAGTGACGCGGATCGTGATAGGGCTCTAGAAAAGATCGGGGAAACCATCGGAGAGGGGTTCAAGGATCTCGAATGGTGGGAAGATATCGGAAAGTGGGTGGATCGCCGTGCCAAGCTTTGTGCTGTAGAATCGAAGCGTATGGCGGAAGCAGAACAATTGATTCCGGCAGTTACAGTACTCAACTATCTTGCGCAGTTTGTGCGCGTAGTAAGGGAGGTGGTCCCAGACCGTGAAATCCAGAAACGAATCGGCAACGGTATCGAAGGAATCTTCGGAAAAGGGACAACAGTCCTCATTGAATCGACTCCCAGCCCTACTGAGGCTACCCCAGTTGGTCGGGAGAGGATTCAAGCTTGACGAAGACGACTGGTTCGATGGGATGATGGCTGCGGTGCGTCCTGGGCACGCACCGTCATTGTGGATTGGGCTTAAGGGAGAAGAAGAGCCGGCAGATGTGCGGATAGGGTTGCACCCAAAGCAGTGGGCTACCTTCAATTCAAGAGCAACGGAGATTTTATTCGGAGGTAGCGCAGGTCCTGGGAAGGCCGTTCATGTGTCTACGCCACTTCCCACCCCAGCGGGGTGGACTACGATGGGGGATGTGCGTGTAGGAGATGAACTGCTTGGGGCTCATGGTGATGTGGTAAAGGTCTTGGCAAAGTCGCGAGCGGAAGTGCGTCCTGTGTACCGGATTACGTTCCATGATGGAGCAACAATAGTAGCAGACGATGAGCACGAGTGGTGGGTCTTTGACAATGCTGATCGGGCGGCACTTACGAGACGCAATCCCGAGTGGAGGGCAGCAAGAAGGGAACGGAGACCCTCTAGAGCAAAAACTTCTGGGGGGTCACCTGGGGATCGGAACAAGAAACATCCATCAAAAGCCTTACCTCCGCCTACAGGCAAAGTCATAACCACCAAGGAGATGGCGAGGAAGTTCCTTAAGAACGGGCGTAGGAATTACTCGGTCCAGGTGGCAAGGTCATTGCAATTGCCAGAGCGGGATTTCGAGATAGATCCCTACACCCTTGGGGCATGGCTTGGAGATGGGGATTCAAATAGTGCGTCGATCACTTGTTCTGAGGACGCCATTCTTGCGGGGATTCAGCGAGGGGGATACGCGATACGGAAGCGGAAAACCAAGGGAAGGTATGGAATTTCGTTGTTGCAGAAGCAGTTGCGAAAAGAGGGAGTACTCAACAATAAGCATATCCCAGCAAGGTATCTGAGGGGGTCGGAGTTGCAGAGGCTTTCGCTGCTTCAAGGACTGATGGATACGGATGGATGTTGTAGCCCGAAGGATGGGTCATGTGAGTTCAGCACCACGCGAATAGAGTTAGCTGAAGGGATCGTAGAACTCTTGGCGACCCTAGGTATACGAGCGCAATACAGAAGCGGGAGAGCCAAATTATATGGGAAGGACTGTGGCCCGAAATATCGGGTGATATTCACAACCCTGCTCAAGGTGTTCACCGTAGAGCGCAAGGGGTGTAATCAGCCTACCAAGGTTCGTAATACGCAGCGGTGGCGAATGATCACCAATGTGGAGCGTATTGAACCGTGCAAGGTGCAGTGTGTGCAAGTTGAGGGAGGATTGTACCTCGCAGGGCGGCAGTTTATCCCTACGCATAATTCGCTTTTGCTTCGAGCTTCAGCAATTTTCTGGTGCCATGAGCTTCAGGGATTGCAGTGGTATCTGTTCCGGCGCACGTATCCAGACCTCGTGAAGAACCACATGGAAGGCGCTGGGAGTTTTCCTGAGTTACTCGCCCCGTGGATGGACATGGGGTACGTGAAGATCAACCACTCACTAGGGTGGATTTCCATTGGGCGATCAAAGATTCACCTGTGCCACTGCCAGCATGAGAAGGACGTGTACAACTACCAGGGAGCGGAAATCCACGTCCTGACCATGGACGAGTTGACGCAGTTCACCATGTCGCAGTACCGGTTCCTACGGTCTCGTGTCCGCTTGGGTGGATTTGATATGCACAAGCATCCACGCAAAGCAGAGTTCCCGCGAATCATCAACGCTACGAACCCCGGAGGGTTGGGGCACCATTGGGTTAGGGCTGGATGGATCGATCCAAAGCCGCCCATGGAGATCTGGTCTACCCCGAAGGAAGAGGGTGGGATGGATCGACAATTCATCCCGGCGCTGCTTACCGACAATCCGACCATGTCGGAGAATGATCCTGAATACTCTTCCCGTCTAGAGGGGTTGGGCGATCCGATGTTGGTTCGCGCAATGCTCGAAGGTCGATGGGATATCGTTGCGGGAGGGTACTTCGATGATTGCTGGAACGAGTTCGAGCACGTACTTCAGCCGTTCGATATTCCAGAATCATGGATGATTGATCGAAGCTTCGACTGGGGTTCGGCGCGTCCGTTCTCCGTAGGATGGTGGGCAGAGTCGGACGGCACGCCTGCGATCATCAACGGGGTCGAGCGGCATTTCTGCAAGGGGTCCATCTTCCGCATCAACGAGTGGTATGGCTGCGTAGAGGGGAAGCCAGACGTTGGGTTGAGGCTTTCGGCGCGGGACATAGCGAAGGGGATCTTAGAACGCGAAGAGAAGATGGGGTTTAGGAACCGGGTGAAAGCGGGGCCGGCAGATAGCCAGATCTGGGTAGATGAGGATACGCACTGTATCGAGCGGGAGTTTCGCAAGGCGGGGGTTCGGTGGATCAAGTGCGAGAAGTACCCTGGATCGGTGGTGCATGGGTGTAATATTATGCGCCAGTTGATGAGAGCAGCCGTGGAGAATCACACTGAGTTCCCGTGCATGTTTGTCTTTGACCGCTGCCGAGATTTCATTCGAACGATAGCCTCGCTGCCACGTAGTCAGCGTAACCCAGAGGAGATCGATAAGGGTGCAGAGGACCACGCGATTGACGATGCTAGGTACAGGAGCCAGCGCGTTCGCTTACCTACAGCTAGATCTGGTATGGCTCCCCGGCCTGGGGTTGAGAAGATGCTCGGGTCAATGGCGCGAGGATGGGCGTAGTGTTATGATAGGGATGGAGGCGGAGCGGAATGGCAACCAACGGTAGAGGATATGATTTCGAGGCGTTCGCGGCAACGGTAGAAGACGTTGCGGTGCGTACAGCAAACCGGGCGATCCCTATCGCTGCGCAGTTCACTCCAGAGTCATCCGACAAGGTTGAGTTGAAAAGGGCCAAGCTGCCCCGACCTCGCGGGAAGGCTATGTCGAATAGCCCTGAGGTAACGAGCTTCCTTAAGGACTTGGAAGAGCAGTATTCGCCAGAGACTATTGCCGGCTCGATGCGGAAGAATGTACATGATTATGGATCGATGTACTTCGTCCCGGCGAATCAGGCTGACCCGGTAATCGGGGGGCATCACCGATTACAGATAGTCGAATCTCTCAAGGAGGAGGGGGGCGAGGTTGTTCCCAAGCTCCGCGAGTGGAAGGTGAAGTCTGGCAAGGATCTCAAGACGCTTTCTGAGACGGTGGAGTACCGTCGCTCCCGTTGGTACGAAGCAACCGGCGAATGGTGCCAACGCGGGCCAACCTCGAAGCAGTGGAAGCGGCTATGCGAAGGGACTGATCCGCGCACTTATGGAGATGGGTCTCTCAAGCGGTTGCAGGAAGCTCGCAGCAAGGAAGATAAGAAAGCCGCTATCAACTTCCAAGAGCGCACGGTGCGCGAGCGGGGGCTGCGGCAGATGCGCGAAGGGACAGCCACTGATCCATTCGGGAATGAACCGGGGGACAGGGTAGGGAGCGCAGGGTCATTCACTGACGATATCGATCAGGAGTTTATCCCGATTCTTGGGGGTCCGTACTTCCGCAACCAGTACCTTTTTGGTCATTGGGAGCAGACCGCAAAAGCCTTCTACGAGAAGAACCATTCAGAGCTTGCTCGTGCTGCTATCGAGGTTACCTCCGACTTTGTGCTGGGGCGCGGTATCCACTGGAAGATCAAGCATCAGCGAGTGCGGGAAATCTGGGAAGAGTTCTGGCACCGCAACAAGATGGATTGGCGGCTAGAACAATTGTCAGACGATTTGTCCTGGCAGGGCGAACTATTGGTACATACAACTAATCAAGTGAAAGGGTATGTAAAAGTCCGCGAAATCGACCCGTCAGTAATCTACGAAATTATAACAGAACTGGAAGATGTGGAAAATGTCCTATTTTACCATCATTCCGCTTCTTGCCTACATGGCGATACAGAGATCGCTTGCCTTGACGGGACTACGCCAACGGTGCAGGAATTGGCGGAGCGAGACGAACCGTTTGACGTGTATTCCTACGATCTTGAAGGGAAACGCATTGCGCCAGGGCAAGCCACCAAGGCGTGGAAATCGGGTAACAAACGTTGCGTAAAGGTGACTCTCGACAACGGTGAGGAGATCACTTGTACTTTCGATCACCCCTTCTTGATGCGTGATGGGGAGTACGTGTGGGCCGAGAATCTTCGACCGGACGCCTCCCTCATGCCGCTCTACCGACGTATTGGGTACGAGGATGTGTGGCAACCAGAGACTGGGTGGGAACGTACTCACCATATGGTGGCGGGGAAGCCCGAGAAGGGGTTTCAAGTCCATCACGATAATAGGATTCCAACTGACAACCGTCCCGACAATCTAAAGACCGTCTCGAAGGAGGAGCATACTCGTATTCATTCTACTGAGGGAAGAGATCGGATGGCGAAATCTTCCTGCGCGTTCAAGAAAAGCCCTGAGTGGAGACGTAAGGTTTCTGAGAAGGCTAAAGAGCGATCTAGGGCTCAGTGGAGTACGCCAGAGGGACGGCAAAAGAAACTGGAAGGTATGAAGAAAACTCGTCCGGTTGAGTGGCGGGAGGAACGGGCATCACTAGCATCAGGGAACAACCATAAGGTGGTAAGTGTAGAGTCTGCTGGGATGCATGATGTGTACGATATCGAGGTTCCAATCTATCACAACTTTGCTCTGGCGGCGGGAGTATTCACCCACAATACTCAATACCAGCTTCCGTATACAAGTTTTGAAAACCGGAAGCTCGATGTAGGATTGATTAACTACACGATCACCCAGTACCCCGCGAGCGACGTGTATCACATTAAAAACAACGTAAGCCATGGCGAGAAGTGGGGACGGTCGGATTTCTTCGCGAGCCTTGGCACGTTGAAGCGGCATCGGGATTGGGTGAATGCGGTTACGCTCAAGGACCTGCTTCAGTCGAACCTCATTTGGACGATTACACTTACCGGGGACGACGGGGATATCGACTCGTTCATGTCCGATCCTCAGAATGCTCAACTACCAGGGTTTGGCGGGCTTTGGGTGCAGAACGATGCGCTGAAACTGGAAGCGTTACACCAAGACGTGGGGTCTAGCACGCGAATGGGCTCAGGGACTACAGGGCAGTTCCTAACGGCGTTGTTTGCGGCGGCTCAGTCGATGCCGTTGGCATATTTCAACATGCAGGAAGGTGGGGCGGCGAGAGCTACCGCACTCCAAGCCGGCGAACCATTCAGCAAGAAAATCGTGTCGAGGCACCAGACGTTTACCCGGATGCTCAACTACCTTTACGAGAAGGTGATGATCGAGGCGATAGAGGGGGGCAGGCTAGAGGCGAGCGACATGCGCCACGAGGACGCAGACCCTGAATGGGAATTCCCGACGATCTTCGAGGAGGATCGCGGGGCGTTGTTTACGGATCTGATCTCCGCTCGTGGGCAAGCCTCAATCAGTCATCGCAGCATGTCGGTGAAGATGGGCGCAGAGCTTGGGATGGGTGAGTACGATTACGACCGCGAGCAGGACGAAATCGAGAAGGAGCGCGACAGCGAGTTCTTGTCGCTTTGGCCTCCGCATGTGGATGATGCCACTACGGCAGTTACTCCGGGGACTACGGCGGGGAATCCTATCCCGGCGGTAGGGGAGTGGAGCAAACTGGCTCCGGGCAAGCAACCGGGGGAAGAAGACCAGGACCATGCACAACCGGGGCACGCTAGCGCCACAGCGCACCAGAAGCGATCTTTCAAGATGCAGCAACGGCACAGGCGGCAAGAGGCGGAAGTGCTCACAGAGGGCGATCTGCGCTTTCTGGAGGCGGCTGTGGGCCGAGGCGTTACTGGGGTGGTGAAGCTCCCGTCAGGGAAGACCGCAGAGGTACCAGGG